CCTGATCATCAAGTTTATTATCAGTTCTAGCAACATAAGCTTCTAATAGGTCTACTACTAGCTTCTTAACTGAATCTGACTTAAGAAAGGCGAAAAGGATGGGTTTGATAATTAGGATCATTGTTTTTTAAATGGGTTATACCAAGGTTTTTTCTTGGTGGGTTTAGTTTTTAACTTATCTTGGTCTTCTAAATATTTAGAGATAACTATGATATGTTTACACATAGGATATAATGTAGATGTTGGATCTATCATAAATCCTTTCTGCTGTAGTTCTGCACATTTAAGTGCTCTGACTAACTCATAGTCCAATCTCATTTTTTCTTCTTGACGTAGAGCAATTCGTCTACATTGTTCTAACCCTCGTTTATCTAAGGGTACCATAAAGTTAATTTGAGCACCCCAGTTTTCAGCCATAGTATAGCTAGAGGGTCTCATTTTACCTTCATCAATATCCCAAGGTTTTGTATGATTCCCCATATAGAATGGAGAGAAGGTCATTGTAGAGCCATTACAGCTTATGTTAGGACCATAGTGCTGTCTAGACGGTGCTCCATTATTCTGGAATTGCACCGCCTGATTTGTCACATTACCAGTCGCAGCAGCTACTGGATTAGATGTGTTATTAGTCTCTCCTTCTTCTGCTCTAACTGGAGCTATTGAGAGAAGACTGATAAGGATACCGTAGTAGAGGTAGTATCGATTTCTCGATCTACTTCTGTTATTGACAGTACCTGACTGGCTGCTCTTGTCACTACTTCTAATGAAAAGGGGTCGCCATCTGTTTCTAAAGTATAAATTGAATCTGTTGCTGCCAAGCCTCCTGAAGAAGCTGATGAATGAGTAATGTTTTCCCCACTCCATTTGTTTAATGCAGACCCATAAGTTGTTGTAGTTATTTCTTCTACAATCTCTTGAGTCGTTGTTGTTGTACTGTTCATCGAACCCTGGGTGAAGTTTGGGGTTACTAATTCTGCTCTTGCTACCGTGGGTGATGTCAGTAGGAAGAGTAAAAGCCATTTGTTCATTCTTCCTTTTTCTTAGCCATAGGACAGTTTGTTACGCCTTTGTCTTTATTGTTATTACCAGTAGACAAGCCAAAAGTGGCAAGTGCTCCAGTAAATACACTGGCAACAAAGGTTATATCTGAGTTACCAGCTTTCTTTATCATAGGTAACTCGACATAATTCATGGTTATAATAAAGCCAGACCAAACTACTACGCCAAGTCTAACAAATGTACCAAGAATTTGTATTTGGTGTTCTTGATCCTCTGCGGCATCTTTTAGCTTTCCGAGGAGTCCTTTTTTTTCTTCCTTGTTTCCTTCCATTTATTAACTTTACCTTGTAGGAATTTAGTAAGTTTCTTCTTTATTTGATCAAAGAATGGTGTAGCTAAGGTGGTTGTTGCTACAGCCGCTACAGCTGCATAAGTAGCAGTCATTACTACTTCAGCAGATGGTAACGGTAATTGTATGTCTATAACAGGTAACTTTAAACTAGGTGGAGCTGGTTGTTCTTCTGTTTTTTCAGCTTCTACTCCTTTAGGTGCTTGAAGATCACTAGGTGGAACCACCATAGGTTTATAAGAAGGTATCTTAGCACTTGGAACCTTTAAAGGTATTTGCGGAATAGGTGGTGGAGACCCTAAGTTATATGAAGGGAGAAGTAATCGTCCTCCCATTTATTTATTCGTAGATTGCTTTACCAGCTGTGACTGCTGCATCATATGCAGTAAAGTTTTCAGTTGTCCAAACGGATGTTGTACCATCTAGTTTCTTTAAAGCTTTAACAAGTTCTAGATGTCTTACATTACTTTTAATACGATCTTTCCATTCAGCGTCTGTATAATCTGCTGGTTTTGAAGATAATCTATTGATAAGAGTTACACTATGTCCTGCATTAGTGTAGATTTCCGCTAATTCATCTGCTGTTTTTTCTTCCATGATTAATAAATAAAGTAGGGTTAATTTTCTTCTGAAACTTCTTCAGTTTCGGTTGGTTCAGACTCTTCTACGTCTTCACCTTCTTGTTGCTCCTGTTGAGCTTCAAGGACAATAGCATCTAATTCAGCTAATGCACCTTGAACCTCATTGTAACGGCTAACAAGTTGTGCTCTTTCTTCGATTAGTTTTTGAGCACGTTCTTGGATGGTTGTCATAATTAATAAAATAAGGGTGTTAGTTTGCCTTTAAGGCTTTTACTTCTGCAGAAAGTTCTTGTATTGCACGTACTAGTACAGGTATGAGTTTACCATATGATGCTTCTAGTCGATCAGGATTAGCTTCATAAACAAGACCAAGGAATTCTGCATTGATATCTTGTTGTGATTTTTGTAAATCTTGAGCTATAAAACCTGCTTCATATGTTCCATCTTTAATATTACCGTCTCTTGTTTCCCATTTAAACTTAACTGGTTTTAATTCATCAATAAAGTCTAAACCTAAAGATAATTGTTCTACTTCTTTTTTATCTCTTCCATCTGAAAGGTTTGAAAGAGTTGTGGTATTACAACGTAATGCACTTATATTGGAATCACCTAAAGTAATTTCATTATCAACACCTACAGCACTTGCTGCTGCCTCATGGCCTATGATTATATTATTATCTCCTGTAGTTAAAGCATCGCCAGCATCAGCACCTATAATTGTATTATTGATTCCTGTTGTTACATTCTCCCCTGCTTTGTAACCTATAGCTACATTGAATGTCCCTCCAGCAGAAGCAGGATTTAAATCATCTAATGCTAAGTGACCTATAGCTACGTTACCACTTCCATCTTGGTTACTATCTAGAGCTCTATTACCAATAGCTATGTTTTGGTTTCCTGCAACTCCTGCTAGACCAGCATCCACTCCTAAATATACATTTTGAACTCCAGTTGTAGTATTTCGTCCAGCATCATAACCTACAGCTACGTTATTCATATCTCCAGTACCAGATAGGTTCGCCTTTTTCAATGCATAAGAACCTACAGCTACAGACTTATCTCCTTGTACATTAGCCATCAAACTTTGATAGCCAATGGAAACATTATCACTTCCAGTAGTGTTTACCTTTAATGCATCTCTACCTACAGAAACATTATCACTTCCAGAAGTATTAGTAGTTAAAGCGTTTTTACCTACAGCTGTGTTATCATCTCCAGTACCAGAAGCTGCATCTAAAGCATGAGCACCTACAACTGTATTACCTGTTCCAGTTGTTAGACCTAAACAACTATTACTACCTATAGAAGTATTACTACCATGTCCGTCTGAATCTGCATTATAATTATATAAGGCTTTCCAACCTATAGCTGTATTATTATTCCCCTCAATATCAGTACCTAAAGCTTGAAAGCCTACAGCTACGTTATACAGCCCATCTGTAAGGTTTGTTAAAGCCTCTTTACCGACAGCAGTTATATCAGACCCACCTGCTATATCCTTTAAAGCACCATGACCTACAGCTACATTATTACCTCCGCTATTACTACCAGATGTTCCTCTTAATGTATTAGAACCTACTGCTACATTACCAGAACCTGTTGCTGTTATACCTGCATTTACTCCAATAATACAGTTATTATCACCTGAAACATTTTCTTTTAAAGCATTTACACCTACAGCTACATTATAGTTTGCATCAGTGCTAGTATATGACGCATTGGTACCTACAGCAACATTTTGAACTCCAGTTGTAGTAAGTCTTGCAGCATCGTAACCTATAGCTACGTTATTCATCTCTACGTTACTAGCTGGTTCTTGAGTATATAATGCGTAATTACCTATAGCTATAGACTTATCTCCATCTATATTAGTAGATAAAGCATCGTAACCTATAGCTATATTATGGTCTCCTATAGTATTATTTGCTAAAGCTCCATAACCAACAGCTGTATTATTATTTCCTGAAGTATTATCAGTTAAAGCAGCATAACCTATACCTGTGTTATTATCTCCAGTACCTGAAGCTGCATCTAAAACAAAAGTACCAACAGCTACGTTTCTATCACCATCAGTTATACCAGCACCTGCTAAACCACCTATAGTAGTATTGTATTTACCTGTAGTGGTAGAATTCAATGCATTTAAACCAACTGCCACATTATAACTATCTTCATTACTAGCAGGATTATAAGTATATAATGCATTTGCACCAATTGCTACGTTTCTATCACCAACTGTGTTAGTAGTCATAGCACCTGCACCTATAGCGACGTTTAAATCACCACTAGTTACAGCTACTCCAGCTTGATACCCAACTGCTGTATTATTAGAAGTAGTATTTACTTTTAGTGCTTCTTTTCCTATAGCTGTATTATATGCTCCACTTGCGTTAGTTTTCAATGCTTCATATCCTATAGCTACGTTATGACTTCCATCTACGTTAGTATACATCGCACTGGTACCTATTGCAATGTTGTTAACTGCAGTTGTATTAGCTTGCAACGCATTCATACCTATAGCAACGTTATTCATATTTACATTGCCAGATGGATTTTGGACAGCTAATGCATAAGAACCTATAGCTATAGACTGATCCCCCGCTTGGTTAGTTTTTAAAGCTTCATAACCAATAGCAACGTTATGCACTCCAGTAGTAATCACATATCCCGCATAATTACCTACTCCTACATTATGTGCTCCAGAAGTACTAGCACCTAAAGCATGATAACCTAAAGCTGTATTATGGTTTCCTGTACCTGAAGCTGCATCTAAAGCGAAAGTACCTACAGCTGTATTATAATCTCCAGTTGTTAGACCTAAAGCAGCATTACTACCTACAGCAGTATTGTAGCCCATCCCATCTGCATCTGCTTCATAATTTTCTAATGCTTTATAACCTACAGCTGTGTTATGATCTCCATCTACGTTAAGTTCTAAAGCAGAGTTACCAACAGCAGTATTGTATATTCCAGTAGAGTTAATCCTTAAAGCATAAAAACCGACAGCAACATTATCGCTTCCAGAAGTATTAGTAGTCAGAGCATCTTTACCTACAGCTACGTTATTATTTCCAGTACCAGAAGCTGCGTCCAAAGTACCATAACCTATAGCTGTGTTATTTCTTCCACTTGTCACACCTAAAGCAGCATTACTACCTATAGCAGTATTACCACCATATCCGTCTGAACCTGCTTCAAAAGTATATAAAGCTTGATAACCTACAGCTGTGTTATGATCTCCATCTACGTTAGTTTTTAAAGCTTGAGTACCAACAGCAGTATTGTATATTCCAGTTGTGTTTTTTTGAAGTGCTTGAGATCCTATAGCTACGTTATTATCTGCTAGGTTTTCTTCCATACAAGCATTACCAATTGCTACATTATAATCTCCTTCTACATTCTTTCTTAAAGCTTCTCGACCAACAGCAGTGTTGTTTACTCCAATAGTATTTGTAAATAAAGAATAATAACCAACAGCAGTATTTTGTACTCCAGATGTATTAGCACTCATAGATTGAGCACCTACAGCTACGTTAGCATCTCCAGTACCTGAAGTTGCATCTAAAGAAGCAGATCCTATAGCTACATTATGTGTACCAGTCGTTATTCCACTACCAGCAAAACGTCCTACAGCTGTATTATCTCCATGATCATTTGTATCAGCTACAAAATTACCTAAAGCATAATAACCTACTGCAGTATTATAAGATCCAACTAAATTATCTTCTAAAGTATGTCCGCCTACAGCTATATTCTGACTTCCAGTAGTATTTTTTAGCAGTGAATCATAACCTATAGCTGTGTTATGATCACCAGTGCTTATAACTTTACCTGAACTTGAACCTATTAAGGTATTATATGTAGCACTAGTACCAGTAAATGTTATTCCTGCATCTGTACCTATTACTGTATTACCTTGTGCATCAGTAAAATCTAATGAACCACTAAAGGTAATAGCTCCACTTTCATCTATTTTAAATCTTTCTGTACCATTGGTACTAAAGGCAATCTGTCCATTAGCGGGACTATAGATACCTGTGTCTACGTCGTCTGAAAAGTACAGGGCTCCTTGTGTAGTACTTCCATCGGAAACACCTA